TATCCATTCAAACTGTTTAATACCGTTAGACTGCATGCGTATAGCGTTAATATTATTATAAGCTTTACGGGTCTGGTCTAATGCAATATTCTTAGCTCTTCTATGTGTAACGCCACCAATGTTCTCAATCTGAGGAATTAAATCTTTAAGCCCTTGCCCAGTTGTAATTGACCGGTTAACAGCGCCCTCAACGTCTTTCAAATATTCTTCGCTAATTGAAGTAATAAGATTTACGTTTTCATTGATCGAAGCTTTAATGGTCTCGTTAAGTGAAGACGTACTAAAGTCCGTATTAATACCCATGCCCCCCGTTAAGTCCTTATAACTATCTGTTAAGCTTGACTTACTTTGGTTATCAATTTGATAAATGGTTTGCGTTGACACTTTAACCGCAAAATCTTTAAAAATTTTATCAAAGCGCTTATTAAGATCATTGAATAATATTTTGGTTTGGCTTGCGATGCTTGCGTCCATAGCAAAATGGTTTTGCGCGTAATCTGTTTTGTATAGTGCTTTTACTTCGCGCATCGTGACCGCTTGCATGTGTTCGATTACTTTGGTTAGGCGTTGCTTATAACGCTCACCTATTGCAAAATTATGATTGAGTGGCTTGCCTTTCAGGATTGTCTTCTTTCTCTGTGCTACCCATTTTGCTCGGGTTGGTGTCAAGGTCACTAATTTCTTCATAATTACGGCTTTGGATTGCAATGAGGATACTCTCCTCCGTATTTACATTGTTTTTTATTCCCCTCTTCTGAATTGTTATTATTTATATCCTCTTTTCCAATCGAGGAACTATTTCCTACCGATGCAATATTGTCTAAATCTTCTTCTTCATAATCATCCTCTGTTTCTAATCCGTTGAACCCGCTTTTTTCATCGGTAATAAGTTTCTCGTGTACCATGCTTGCATCTACTGCACCCATATTGATATAATTTAAATCAGTTTGAGACTTTTTAAGGTTGATATCTGCTTGCTCATTTTCTGTCAATGCATCGAGTGCGTTCCATGTAATGTCAACTTCAAATTTTTTATTTAAATCGGAGCGAATACAAATTGCATAGTGACGTTCGAGCAAAGGTTCTAAATCGTGTGTTTGGATACTCTCTAGCTCTTCGTGATAACTTGCCTCTTCGTATTCTCCCGTACTATTAAAGCCTTTTGGAGTAGTTCCTAAAAGTTTTGTGACCGGTACGTTAGCCGCACTTGCCACTAATTGGTACTGTGTCATAGTGACATTGTCAAAATCTCCCAGCGCTGTGTCGAACTGTTGCATATCTTCATCGATTCCGACTACTTTAACACCAAAGTTATCGCGATATTCAATCCATTTAAGCAATGTTTGTTCAAAAGCTTGCTGATCAGACATTACTTTATCCATGTCAACTTTTAACATAGTGGTACGCTTGCTCATTGCTAGCGCTGGAGCTTCGTTTGCTGTTCGCTCTGCATTGTACACTCGTTCGCATATTTTTTGCGGAACTGATAGCCCACCGTAAAGGTAAGTTGGCTTTAAAATGTCTGGCACTTCATCACCTCTAAAAATGACTAAATGCGACTTATGAATTCTTTGTCCTGCCACAATCCAATACGTAGGCTCATAAAAGCTAATTGCCGAAGGGTCACCAGCTGATTCAGTGTCAAGTTCAGGCGCGCACCAGTACGGGTCAATTTGGGAAATGCCTTTATAGCTGTTTGGCTTAATGCCATCAATGTTAAAAGGGTTCTCATAATACTTCGGGTCTGTGCTTTCTACTTTGAACATGGCTATACGAATACCAAACACGCGACCCATTTTAACAAACTCAGTCATGTTCTTAGTTAGTTTGTATTTCTTTTCAAGTTTGCGAAGTTGCGCTACTAATTCAATATCAACTTCATTACCATCGTTTACGGTAACTTCCCACCCTTTTCGGACTGCTTCACGCGCTGGAACATTACATGCTTTTTGAATAAGCCAGTGTTGGGATAACATAGCGCACGTTTGATAGCCTATAAACGATTGAGAGCCGTACCACATCAAAAGGTTATCAGGTAAAGTGCCTCTATCAATCTGCTTAAGCGATAACGTGCTGTCTATGCTATCCATTGCAACGGTTGGGGCAAAATGATCGCTTGCCGTACGCTGAAAGTTATTATTATAAACTTGCGTAATTGCTTTTTTATTATCGACTTGAAAGTTTTGATCTAAAAAACCGCTTCTTGCTGGTTTGTTATCTATTTCATCTTTTTTTTTCCAAAAATTAAACATGGGTAACTCCTTGGTATAATCATAGCAAAAAATAAAAGATTAGAAAAATGAGTTACGCTTTTTATTACCAGCGTAGCACATCACAAAAGCATCGGCTAAGTTAGGAGACTTAATGCCACGCTTTGCTAAGTCTTCTTTGCTTTCAACCTTAACCCGACCATTTTTGTCCGTATCTTTCAAGGGAGATGATAACTCAACTATCAACGCATCAAGTTCAGCAAGATCACCACTTATTGAAATAATGTCCTCTTCGTTATAATCGTAGCCTTTAACTATCGCATTATATGTTATCTTAATTCTATCTGCAATTTCCCACCATGTTTGCGCTTTAAGGTTGGAAAACATATCTTTGTTTTTATTTTCAGTATTCTTGTATTTTTTATCAGGATTATTGACGGCATCGCCAGCGTTAAACTTAAAGTATTTTACTTGTGCTTTTTGTTCTTCATTTAGCTCTCTAAACTTAGACCCTGCCCCAGCTCCTACGCCAATACAATCGTAATTAATGAGCGCGTTACATTCTTTTGCGTAGTTAAAAGTTTTGATGTGGCTTTTGTCTAGTTCGTCTTCTTTGCCCTGCCATTGCTCAATGTGTTTTAAAAGTATGCCATGCCTATGCGCTAAAGAGTTTTTATCGCCGCCGCTGTCTGCAATGTCATAGCCGATAAAGTTTTGCCCTAATGGTTGAATGTTTAGCTTTTTATGGGCATCTACGCACTCGTATAGCCATGCACGTTTTATTAGTGCGTTTTCGTTTTCGGCTTTTGGCATGCCTAAGTAGATATTGTTAAACTCTTCAACGTCCATGTTGTCTTTATCAATTCTGATTAAGTCTTGCGCTGAATTGCTAAGGAATGGATTGTTATCGTAGTTGATTTTCATGATAAGAACATTTTCGTGTGGGTTCAAAACAAATTCACGATAAACAAAATCCGTGTCTAATGCTGGGTTAAACACCAATATAACAAAACTTCCCTCTTTACGTAAGATTGTAGGACGTATTAAGTTCCATTGTTCCTCTGATAGCTTTTCGGCTTCTTCTATCCAAGTAATGTCAATATCATCAAGACCTTTGATCTCTTCTAAGTTGCGCTGGATACCCATGAAGATAAATTCACTACCAGTTGTGCTTATTATGTTTGTCTTAGTGATCTCAAATAATGGATTAAGATATTCGTCTTCGGTTATTTTGCGTTTAAGAGTTTTATATACGCTTTCGTCAATCTTGTTTTGAAAACGCCTAAGACACGCTATACGCAATTTATATGTCGAGGCAAGGAAAGATATTATTCCAGCAGTATCTTCTGTTTTAGAAGACATACGACCACCTAGAAGCACCTTTATTTGTTTTCTAGTTTTCCAAAATGTTTTAAGGTATGGGTTAAGCTTCATTAACTCTCATAAAAATCATCTATAGTCTTTATAACATTATTCACTTGTGTGTTTGTTTGTGTGTTAACGTTTATTTGTTGGTTTGCGTGACGTGGGGCAAGTTCTAGGGTAATAGCAAGCTTGTCGTTAGCCTCGGCAAGTTCTTTTATTGTCTTGGCTTCTAAAGCATACAGCTCTTCTTCTTCGCCAGTTTCTGTGTTGATCTGTTTAGTGATAAAAGAATTAATTACTTTTGGTATGTGGCTTGCCAATAGTTCCGCATTTGAGTTAATAAGTCTCTTATGCTTTATCCTTTCGTCTGCTACATCATCAAGAATATTAATCACTGTTGAATTTAGTGTTGACTTTTTTACAGCTATAATTTCTTTAGCTTCTATATAATCGGCATTTGCTCCATTTTTCCACTGTTGATTTTTAGACATTTTTGATATAGCTGATTTTCCTATACCGCATTTGTTTTCAATTTGGCTTAATGAGTACTGCCCACTTTCAAAAAGTATCTTTGCACGTTCCCATTGCTCTGGACTATATGCCATTTACTTCCCCCACAAACTAACAACTAAAATAAATAAAACTACATTAGCAACAAAAGATATAGCCAATAAAGATATAATTATTTCAGAATACTTTTCAAGCTTTGAAATATACTTATCATTGCGCTCTGATAATTGCTCATAATAGCTTGCGCTGGGCTTAGTTGGTTTGTTTGCCATTATGTTCCTAATCTAAAACAAAGTAATATTTTTGGCATGAAGCACAATTTTAACGACCATAATAATAAACTCTATCACCACAAAATCTAATATACTAAATCTTTTATCTGTAAACCATTTCATTACATTCCCATTCTTTCGGCTTCGTGCCATTGTTCTAAAATAATTTTTGCTTTACTACTATCCCCATTCCCTATAAGTTCTGCTTTAGCTTGATATTTCCATCTGCACCAATAACCATGTGCGTTGTATTCTTCTAAAAGTATACCATATGGCATTAAATCTAAAGCTTCATCTTCTGTATTAGCATAGCAAATATAAGCCTCTAAAACTCTATGCCCATATGGTTGGTTATCTGTTTGACTACATTTATAAATGTTCATTTTAGCACACTCTTGCACAATTCCTTCCCACCTTTGACCGTCAAACATTTTTAACTTTTCATTTAATTCTTTTTCTTGTTTTAAAGATATTTTATTCCATGCAAATAAATCTTCATCTGACATTATTTTAAATTCTTTTTTCATTCTTCCATCTCCTCATTAGCTTGGAATATCCATACACCTTTTTGAATAGCCATGCTATCTCCACAACTCCAAAAATTATCCCTCATCATATCAAGTTTAAAAGTAGTTTCATTAATCCATTCTGTTAAATCATTTGTTTTTATAATCTTTTCTAAAATAGGCGTCCAATGTCTAACTTTTACAGCTAGCAAATCTTTGTAAATGTTACACGTTGGGGTCTGATCTTTTGCAAAAATAGTTATGGCGTGAGCGGCTATTCTGTCATCATCGTTGAAGTGTTCCATCACTACGTAAAAACGACTTAATAAATCCATTAGTTTAAGCCCTCTATTGTTAAAGGGCTATTCTGAAAAGGAATAAAAACAGAACGGCATATCATAACCATAATTTAACCTTTTGTAAAATCATCTTTTTAATAACTTATATTTTTTTAAAGCTTTTAAAAATACTTGAAATTTGTATTCGTGCATTTTTTTTTCTTCTTCCCATTGTTTAAAAGTATTTTGCATATATTCTATGCCCCACCATTGGTTTTTTTCGCTCATTTCTTTACCCCGTCTCCAGTCTTAATGCTAGGCGCATTATACACCTTTCCCATTTCTCTACCACATTTACAATACTCGTGGCGTGAAGCATCGCTCATGGGCTTAATTACCTCAACGGTTACGTCACAACGTGAGCAATGATATGTGTACGACATTATATCCCCTTTATCCAAATACCATCTTTAATCATTCTAGCCCTAATACGCTTAGAATTAACTTTGCATTTAGGGCACCACATTGCGCCCATAGTTCCCATAAATTCAGCACCGCACAAATTGTTAATACAAAAGTGTTTTATTTTTTTATAATGTGCTGGGCGTGTTATTTGTTTTGTTTCGGTCATTAAATTGCCTTATTCAAAATTATATTTTTTAAATTTAAAATTACATAATCTTTATTTGTTTTATAAGATGAAATTATTACATCTTCCCAATTCAGTTGGTCTGTGCATAAATTAAATGTATTTTTACCATCAAAACTTTTTTTAACTTTATCTATGTTTTCTAATGATGTGATTGCATTTATGGTATAAACATCACCTAAATTGTTATTACATATTTTATAACCTTCTATTAATATTTCCATAACACCATATTCCCAAGTAAGATTTGCTGGTTGTGGATTA